CAGCAACTCCCCGGCCGCCGCCTTCAGCGGGTCCTCCAGGTACTTCCACTTCGTCGGGTCTTTGTGCTCCGCGTTCTCGTTCTCGTGCACCTCGGTGGCGTAGGCCATCGCTGGCCCGCCGTACCCCAACTCCACCTCCACCTGCCCACCGCGAAACGTCGGCGGTACCACGTGCCCGCTACCGCGCAGGACGCCCGTCTTCACGGGAACCTCCCGCTTGCTCGCGGCCATCACGCGCTCGGCGAAGCGGTACAGCGCCCCGCCCACCACTCCCGGCGCTCGCGCGCCCAGAAGCCGCAGTCGCGCACGCATGGCTACGTCGCCCGTGATGGTGATGGGGTCGAAGTTCCATTCCCTAGCCAAGCGTCACCTCGGTGTGGTGACGGCCCGTCTCGTCGTCCACGGAATCCACCGCGAGCAAGCGCACCGGTGCCGTGCTGTCGGCAATCACCAGCCGGTCCTGCATCCCTACGTGGGCCGCCGTGCTGAGAACGAACACCATGGCCACGGCCTGTTCCGTGCGCCCGTCGCCCATGTGGATATTGCGGCGGTCGGCTTGCACGACGGCCGGCAGTACCTGGACGGGGCCATAGGTGGGCTGTCCGTAGCCGTCGAAACCGGTGGCGCTTTCCAGCCGCACCGTGGTGCTGCCCATCTGTAGCCAATCCGCTTCCAGTCCCATGCTACAGACCCACCAAGTCGGAGTCGGTCGAACCATAAACGCCGCTACCGGGGATGTCCGTCTGCCCAAGGTAGAACTGCGGCAGCACCCGGTCGCTGTCGCTCTCCACGTTCTCCTTGTCGCTGACGCTGATGCCGCCGCAGTAGGGCGTGGCGCGGAACCCGCCTTCCATCTCCAACTGCACGGCCAGCCGCTCGTAGCTTTCGCTCGCCTGCTGGCAACTGATGGACAGCTTGCCGATGGACTTCTGCACCCGCCGCGAAAACCACGCGCTGATGCTGCGGGCCGAGCGGGCGGCGGCGAAGTACTTGTCGCCCATCTCGGAGAGGTTGGCTTCAATCTCCTCGTCCTGCAACAACTGGTCGCCGCTGGTGCAGTCGCCCACACGCATCCGCACCCAGGACAGGTCGCTAGACCCGGCATTGGACGACGCGTAGGTCCACGACATCGCTACAGGACTCCGGCGATGTAGACGGTCCAACTGGTGTTGCTTGAGGACGGCGTCGTGACCTGGCACGTCACGGCGGTGACCGGCTTGCCTGTGATCCAGAGCGTGGCGTCGGAGGAGTCCACAGACCCCAGCCAGGTGGTCAGGGGCACAAGGCCCGTGGCCGTGGTCAGCGGGGTGGTCGAGAGCGGGGCGAGCGCGCCCATCAGCCTGCACTCGCCGCTCGTGCCCGGCCCCGTGAGCTTGACCCGCATCCCGAACTGCGAGTAGGCCGACTCCAACTGGTACACGGTGCCCAGCGTGCCGACACCCTGCGATGTGCACGCCTGCGCCGACATCGCCGTGAGCAACGGCGTCCCGACGCGCCGGAAGGGAGAATTGTCGTAGGACATGGGGCCGACTCCTTTACGCGCCCGAGGGACTGTCGCCCGCTGGGGACTGCACAGCCGCCAGAGCAGCCACGGGTTCCACGGCCGGAGGCCCGGTCAGCACCGCGATGCCGCCCCGGTCCGGGGTCACGGGCACACCGACGAGAGACGTGGGCTGTAGGCCCCACGAGCGCTTCCAGTAGCGGCAGTCGTCGATGGCCCCCTCAATCTGCGAGAGGTTCTTGGACATCGTAGTCTTCTGCGTGTCGTACTGCTCGCGCAAGTCGGCCGTGCGCGCCACCATCTGCTTCTCCAGCTCGGCCAACTGTCCCTGCCACTTCGTGTGCTCGACCTGAAGCCAGGCGGTGCGCTCCACGAGCTTGCGCACGAACTCACCGCCCTGCGACTCGTAGCCGTACTGGGCCACCGACTTGAGGATGTCCGACGTCGCGGGCACCGTCACTTCGATGCCCTTGCCGCGCGCCAGCCCGATGAGGTACTCCACGCACGGCCGCTGCTCGGCATATTCTGAATTATGGGAAGCGAAACCGTCGGCAATGAACGTGCCCTCTGATGTCTTGAGGCCGATGACCTCCTGCTCGCCAAGGAACTCCACGCTCTTGACAGCGATCTCAGCGATGCGCTGCATGGAGCCGATGTCGTCGGGCATGAACTTGGCGAGGAGTCTCCGGGGCCGAACCATCCCGAGGAACCGCAGTACTTCGGCGCGGCCACCGAGAATGTGGAAGCTGGTCACAGCATCCGCGACACTCTCGCTCCAGCGGAAACCCAATGCCCTCAGACAGCGCCGCACCTCCACCGACATCGCGTTCTCTTTCTGCGCGAAGTCGAGGGTGAGCTTGTGCCCGTGGCAATGGTTGTGCCCGTTCTGACCCAGACACCCTTCTCCATCGAATGCCGCTGCGAGATAGCCCCGCTCATGCGACTGCTCGTCGGTCCATGTCGGCAGGACACGCACCAGCTTCGTCGGGCGGCCCTTCCGATGCTGCGGGGTGACGAGGTCCTCGGTCGCACGCCACTTGTGGCTATGCTCCGAGCGCGTCAACCAGCGGTGCTTGTCCGAGGCCGTCAGAATGGTCCCGTCAGCCAGTTCGATACGATAACACGGCTTCTGTAGGCGCTCGCACTGCTCGACGGTGGCCACCCGCCACTGTCGCGCCACAGCCCGCACCTTGGGGGCCGTCGCCACGCCACCTTCCTGCTGGGCCGATGTGAGGGCCGCCATCGCGCCCGTGCCGATGCCCGGCTCCTCGTCGTATGCCATCACCCGGTCACCTGGCACAAGGTCGCCAGCGCGAACCCAGCGCAAGTCAGCCGTCAGCACCGGCGTGTCCGGCACAACGCAGTCCTGCGCCATGTCCACGCCGTAGAGGCCGATTCGCTTGAACCCCTCGGCGATGGCCAGCCCCAGCATCCACGCGATGCTGGAGGTCATGTAGGTGCCGCACGCAGCCTCGATGTTCTCCTTCGGCAGCGGCACCACGTTCGGAGCGTCGGCCCAGAGTTCGGTCGTGTAGCAAGGGATCGGGAACTTGAGCAGCGCTTCGATGTGCGGCTTGTCGCCACCCGTCTCGCGCTCGAAGTCCGCGCGTGGGTGCAACTCGAACCAGCGGTGAAACTTCTCCACCGGCATGTACCGATACAACTCATTGAGCCCCCAGACTTCCCACTCCGGGTTGCCCAACGGCGCTTGCGCGCGATGGTCGGTGAAGCCTACGATGGCCACGGCGGTGCGCCGGGCCTCCGTGATTCGGTTCACGAGTTGCAACCGCTCGGTCACGCGCGCACCTCCGTGGTTCGGTTGTAGAGTCTCCCTACGAGGTCGAAATCGTCAACAGCGGCAGGCCCGAGGTCGCCGTAGTCGTGGCCCCCACCTGCCCCCACAGCGTAGTGCTGAGGCAGATGAGCCGCGCCCCCACCCCGCCGTAGAAGAACTGAAGCTGGTCGTACGCCCCGCTACTGGAGCCGATGTAGGTCGCGCTGGACGACGTGCGCAGGCAGAAGCCCGCGCTGGACGCCGCCTCGCGGCAGTACACGTCAACGATGTCCCCGACGCGCCCCGCTGCCAGATAGGCGACGGTGGGCGTGGTGGCGACCGTGGAGGTGCTGACGAGGACGAAGGCCCCGCGTGGCCCAATGACCTTGGCCGCGCTGCTGGCCGACCCCACGAGGGTCACACTCTGGCCGGGGGCCATGAGCGGTACCCGTGTCTTGAAGAAACCCATGGCGTGCTCCCGGCCGCTTGCGGCGGCCTACCGCCCCCTCCCGCCGCCTGTGAAAGCAACGGGACGGGGCGTGGTCGAAGTGGGCTTGTCCGGTACGGTCAGCACCTTCCGCAGGTTCAGGAGGCCCTGAAGCTTCCGCTCCGGTATCACCTGTGCCGGGATGTCGTCACCGGCGTCGTAACTCTTGCCCAGCAACACCAGCCGCCGGGCCGCCACGTAGCCCATCGTCAGGCAACCGCAGTCGTGAAGAACACGCCGAGGTCCGTGGCCACCTGCTTGTAGGCGTACCACGCCTCGCCTTCGATGCGATCGGACTCCCTGTGCTCCATGCGGAAGCGCTTGATGCGCGCACCCTCGCGCGGGGCCGGGGCGCCGGTGGGCAGCGTCCAGACGAACTTGTAGGCCGCCGTGGGCTTGCGCAGCCCCGGTGCCCGCTCCACGTACATCAGGAGCGCGTGCTTGCCAGCGGTGAAGCCGTAGTCGGCCGTCGCGCCCTCAGCCGCCGAGTCCTTGACGGCCCACATCACGAACACCTGCTCCAGGTCGAGCAGGGCGGCGATCAGGTCCGTGGTCACGACACCCTTTTCCGTGTACTTGATTCGGTCGAGGATGTCGGGGTGGTCGGCCAGCGCCGTCCAGACCTGCGGGCCGAGTACGAGGGTGTTGGGCTTGCGGCCCGTCACCTTGGCCACGGCCGTCATCTCGCCCCGGATGTCCTCGATGGGCGTGCTCGCCACGTCGTTCCACTGCCGGAAGTTGCCCGACGTGGAAGCCGGTGCCGCCTGACCCACCATGTTCGTGGAGGCGGAACCGCCGAGCCAGCCCGAGCCGGTGGACATGAACGCGGTCACGAAGTCGATCTCCTGCTTCAGGAGAATCTGCTCCGTCACGTACTCCGTCGCGTCCACGTCGAGGTTGATGGCCGGGTCCGCGTTGGCCCGCTCCGGGTCGCTCACGTCCATGTGGAGCGCCACGCGGTCGCAGAAGTACACGTCGTTGGTGACCCGGAACCCCGAGCCAGCCGACTCCGTGCCGGGCGCGCGAGGCTGGGCGTCGCTGCGGAACCAGTCCTGCCGCGAGAAGAGGAAGAACTTGTCGCTCTGCTTCACCACGGGGATGGTCGGCACCACCTTACCCGCGACGAAGACATCGCGCGACTGCGAGTAGGCGACGCTGATGTCGCTGAGCGCAGCCTGAATGTGGACGTCACCTACTGTCGGGTTGGGCATGGTCGGGTTCCTTTACCTCAGGTGGAGACGGCGCCGCTGCGCAGAATCAGCATCGCGATATACGGCTGTGGGACAGTGGTCGAGGCACCGAACGTCGTCGCCGCCGTCAGCGCCATGCCGATGATGTTCTGGTTGGCCACAGCCGAGGACGCCTTCACGCCCCCGCCCGTGGTCGCCAGATACGCACCGGGAACGATGGGCTTCTCCAGCCCGCTGGACGAACCCACCAGCACCTTGGTGACTCCCTCCAGCATCACCTTGCACTCGATGCCCGCCGCCGTGCTCTTGTCCTGCAAGACGCCGAGCATGTGGCTGAGGTAACCGGTAATCGTGCTGCCGCAGACGTTGATTCTCCCAGCCGTCGTCAGCAGCACCGGCTTGTACTGGTGCGCGCTCATGTCCGCGCTGGCGAGGAATGAAGCGCTGAGAATCGGATACTCGTAAGCCATCTTGTGCCTCCCTCCCTCGTCAGGTCGTTATTGCGCCACTGCGCATGATGAGCATGGAGATCACGGGCGGCGTGGCGGTCGCGCTGAACGTCGAGCATCCTTCCAGCGCCATGCCGACGATGCGGTTGCCGCTCGCCGAGGACGAGGGATGGACCCCGAAGCCCGTGGAGCAGAGCCACGCGCCGGGGAGGATGGCCATCTCAAGCCCGCTTGACCCGCCGACGATGACCTTGGTGATGCCGTCGAGCATCACGGTGCACGGCTCGTCGGCCCCGGTACTCTTGTCCTGTAGCACGCCGAGCGGGCGGTCCAGCAGCCCGGTCGCCGTGCTTCCGAGAAGTGCCACCCCCGCCGTGGTCAGGACGCACGGCATGTACTGGCACGTGGAGAGGTCCGCGCTCGCGAGGAAGGTGGCCTGTAGGATGGGGTGTTCGTAGCTCATCGTCGTCTCCTTCCCCCGTCAGGAGGACAACACGTAGGAGCGCATCAGCAGCATCGTCACCAGCGGCCGCAGCCCGGTGGTCGCGCTGAAAGTGGAACAGGCATCCAGGGCCATGCCGTGAATCCGCGTGTCGGCGGCGGCCGAGGACCCGTACACCCCGCCCCCCGTGCTGGTCAGGTACGCGCCCTTGATGATGGCGGCCTCCAGCCCGCTGGACGAACCGGCACGCACCTTCGTGATGCCGCTGACCATCACCTTGCACATGCAGCCCGAGCTCTGGGGCTTGTCCTGTAGCACCCCGAGAAACTTGGCCAGCCTGCCGGTGGAGATGGCCACGTAGCCGCCCGTCGTCGGGTACACGATCTCGTACTGGTTGGCCGAGAGGTCGGCGTTCGCCGGGAGCGTGACGCAGAGTACTGGCATCTCGTAGGCCATGTCAGCCCCTCGCCTTCCGCACCCGCTCGTCCTGCGCCTTGTTCAGCGCCGACATGATCTCGGGGTGCTCCTTGAGAACCTTGGCCCGCGCCTGCTCAACGGACAGCTTGGGCTCGGCCTTGCGCACGTCCTCGGCCATCGCCTTCAACTGCGCCGCCGGGTCCGTGTCGCCGTCACCGAGCGCGCTACCGAACTCCTTGAACAGGTCGCTCTTCTTGATGACTTCGTTGGCCGACTTCAGAACCGTCTCCAGCTTGTCCTGCTCCGCCTTCGTCAGCGCCTTAGACGTCTTGAGCAGGATGCCGCCCATGTCGTCGGCCGTGGCGTTGGGGAGTGCGTCGGTGATGTCCGCAGCCTTGGTGATGTAGGCGCTCCGCTCCTTCTCGTGCCGCAGCGTGGCCACCTCGTCCTGCGCCTTCTTCAACTCCACGGCGGCGATGTCGGCCTTGGCCAGCCGCTCCACCACGTCTGCCGGGAGGGCGGGGGCGTCGGCCGCAGCCTTGGCCAGCGCAGCCGCTTCGTCCTCCGCCTTCTTGGCCTTGACCTTCTCGGCTTCCTCGTCGCCCTCGGCTACGTCTTCGGGATCTTCGAGGTCGTCGGGGAACTTGAACTTCTTGGCCAACTCCGGCCCCATCAGTCGCATCGCGGCCTTGAGGCGCTTCTTCTCCTCTGCCGTGCACGCGGCCTTGTCCACCTGCTCCGCCAGAATCGGGTCGTCGGCCGCTGCCAGCGCTTCGACCAACTCGCCGTCGCCCTGCGCGTCGAGCTTTTCGAGCGTCTGTAGCGCCTTGACCTCATCGAAAGCCATGGGATGGTCTCCTTTACGTAGCAGGAACACGCGGCGATTCGCGGCCTTGGGAACCAGCGACACTTCATCAGCGGAGAGGTTGTCGAGTCGATGTATCGCCATGCGTCACCCTCCGTTGTACTTTGGTCAGGGAGCAAACGTACGAACAGCCCCCTTGTCATGCAAGGCAGTCACGCCCCGGCGTCGGCCCCGCGCTTCAGCGCCTTGGGCAACTCGCCCTCCTCCATCGGCTCCCGCACGCCCGTCCCGCCAAAGCTGAAACCGGTCATCTCGCCCTTCAGCACCGCGTCCCACAGGGGCGCGGACTTCAGGTGCCACGCCTGTACCCACGTGCCCGCCGGGACGCGCTCGCCCCCGATGGTGGCGGGGCCGGGGGTGCAGTAGTTCTCGCACAGCACCGCCTCGTCGTCCATCATCGGGCGCTCGTGGCTGTGGCCGAGGTTGGCCTTGTGCAGCCGGTAGTCGGCCATGAACTGATGGCACGCCCGCTCGATAGCGTCCCGCTCCTCGTAGTCGCCCTGGGTGTCCACACGCTGCGGCTCCATCACCACGCCCCAGACCTTCTGCTGGGCGGCGTCCTGCTTGACCAACCGCGCGCCGTGGCGGTCGCTCGGCACTTCGGTCACGCCCACGCGCTGCAACACGAGGTCGTACACCGGCGGGCGCATCGCGTGCGGCCGGGCCAGCGCGCCCTCGTAGCTGACAGGGGTGCCCATGGCGTTGGCGGCCTTGCGAAGCGCCCCCCAGACCACGTGCCCCGGCAGCAGGAACGTGCGCCCCGTGTAGCGCCCGTGGAGCGCGAGCGGGAGCATCGTACCCTTCTCCACCGTCTGCCGCGTGGTCACGAAACCGGGGACCACGACGATGCGCTCGGGCAAGCCGTCATCCGACTTCTGGACGGGCGGCACCAGCGGCTCGTCGCTCACGTCCGTACCCATTGCGGCAGCAGCCGCCTCACGACGCGCGCGCGCGGACGCACGCCCTCCGGCCTTGGGCAGAGCGCGGCGGTGAATCTCGCGGTGCAGCCAATCGGGGAGGTACGCCTTGGAGGTTTCCAGCAGGGACTCCAAGTAGTCCGACGTGTGGACCGGCTTGCGGCGTTCGTTACCGATGGCCGCAGGTACGTGGACATCGCCCATCGTTGGGTCCTTCAGAATCTCCGCCATGCTCCCCTCCCTCAGCTATCCAACGCGTCCAACGGCATCACGTAGATGTAGCCCGACCATACGGTGCGCTGCCGGTGGCGCTCGCCCGGTACCCGCACCTCCACCGCCACCCCGCCCTCCGTGCTCCACCCGATGACGACGCCCCTCTGTATCATGGCCATCCCCGTGCAACTTTCCCGCACGAAGGCGAACGGCTGCATGGGCGGCAACGCTCGCAGGTGGCAGAGTTGGCGGCGCAGTAGGGCCATCCTATTCCTCGTCCAGTGTCTCGCTGCCCGGTGCGTAACTGCCGGGGTCCGTGATGGCGATCGTGCAGCGGCACATCGGGTGGGCCGGGGGCAGCATCAGTTCTTCGCCGTCCGCTTCCCACGGCTCGTTCAGCCCCACCTCTACGCCGTCGAGTTCCAGACAGAGGCCACACGCATCCGGCGAGGCGACCCACGCGCGTTGGGCGTCCACCCCCAGCATCCCGTTCTCGGCCGCCTGGTAGAACAACTCCTGTTGCCCCGCCGCCGCCGCTCTGATTGACTCGGTACGCGCAATCATCTCGGCCCGGTAGTCCAGCCCGTCCTCCACCGCGCGCGCTACCCTCGCCGTGATTTGCTCTTCGGTCAGGTCGCCATCCTCTCGCAGCCCCATGTCCAGATTCATCACGGCCACGGCTTGCTGCTCGTTCAACCCGATGGCGCGGCGGATGCGGTCGGCCTGCTGGTCCACGGTCAACTGCCCACGCTGTCCCGCCACGATGGTGCGCCGAATGGCGGCGCGCGTCTGGGTGGTGATGTCCGTCACGAGATCGTAGCTGTACCGCTGGGCGGCGGCGATGGCGCGGGGGTTGGTCAGGTCCAGCCGCCCGGTGACAGCGGCTGGGGTGCGCGTCGTACTGCCCATCGGGGGGCGGGCGGCCTTCCGAATAGCCGCTCTCGCCTCAATGGCATTCATGTCTACGACAAGTTCGCCTTCGTTGCGACTTCCGCGCATCACAACCGCCGATACAGGCACACGGACCTCATACACCGTCAAGTTGCGATGCGCGAGGGCGTTCACCGCCACTTTGTGCCAATTCTCCGCAACCTCGCGCCGCACGGTCCACCCCGCCGGGCGTTGATAGTCGCCACTCGCCCATGCCTTGTACGCTTCGTCAGAGAAGGCGCGATACATCACCACTTCGTCGCCAAACTCCCGCTGTAACCCTTCCTCAATCGCGCTGCGGTAGTCGAAGTACCCCGGCATCGCCTGTACAAGTTCCCCGGCTTCGGCGTCCCCAAGGTCAGCGATACCGCCAATCCAGTTCTCCTCAGCGGCCGCAACGCCCTCCGGTGGCGTGATGTCGTCTATTGCCCGCCCCAACGCCCCGTCCCCTGTCGTGTCAGCGTCCCCTCCTCCACTTCCCCCGCCTTCACTCCACCGTCCCGCCTCGTCCCGTGGCTGGTCGGGGTCGAACTCTTTCCGCACCGGCAGCCGCTCGCCCTCCACCCGCCCGCTGGCCGCCATG